CAGAACCAATGATTTTTTGCAAGGCTAATTCTTTGTTTCCCATTTTATCACCCATTAGGGTTTTCTAAAACTCTTCCCACAGGCTTTACAACCACAGTCTACTTGTGTTGGGTTCTCTTCAAAAACTATATGTCCCCTACCGTCAGCATCTTGTGGTCAGTGTAATAAGACTTATATTGGTAGTGAACTAACACCAAAAGAAGAAAAAATCACAAATGAGTTCTATCATTACCGACTAACCTATTTTTGTCCAGAAGGACATACTGTTCTTGGGGTTGATGTATAATGGCTAGACATACAGTAACAGTTAATGCGACTTCAAATTCCGTGGCAGATACGGAAGATACCTTCGTAGAATTATCAGTTGCACAACCTAAAATTAAACTTGTTAGGGTTAGACTTGGTGATGGAACAGCAGCAGCAGGGGTTGATAATGATTATCGTGTTAGATTAGTAAGAAAAACAGCTGGTGGAGCAACAGGTGTAGCTGGTACAGAAGTTAGAAAACAACAATCTGATAGAGTGTCAGGTGTAACATCAACCATTAAAAATGGAACAGCTAATTTTACTACAGCGACTCTCGGGGACATTATTGATGCGGTTGTAAAAAACGGTAGAGAAACATTTGAATGGATTGCCAAAGATGAATTTGATGCTATAGAAGTTCATCCTACTTTATCAAGCGGGGGAATGTTTGCAGTTCTTATTCAATCAGCAGTTGTGTCTCAGACATTTCAAGTAACAGTCGAATGGGATGAATGATATGAATCATGGTTCAAACTGCGTTACCAAATGCCACTGTCTCAAATGATTGGACAGTTACAGGTTCAGCATCAGCTCATCAAGCATTAGCTTCTACATCCGATTCCAGTCTTATTGAAACAAATATAGAAGATGAAACTTGTAGAGTAAATATAGGATCTTTAACAGATCCACAAGTCGATACGGGTCATGTAATTAGAGGAAGAGGACAAGGTACAGGTGCGGGTGCTGGAGAAAAAATTAGGGTTGTATTATTTGAGGGTGGCACACAACGAGCTATATCTGCAAAAATAACTTTAAACAGAGGCGGTTTTCAGGCTTTTTCTTATACATTAACAGAAGCAGAAGCTCTTACAATCACCGATTATACTGATTTAAGAATAGAGATACAAGCTGATACAGTTGATACAGATGAAAACTGTGAAGTATCAGAAGTATTTCTTGAAGTTCCTGATGTGGTAGGATTAGGTGCAGCTGAATTTATGACTATTTTTAGAAATCAAGAACAAAACCTAAAAAACCAGCAACTCGTAAAACATTTCAGTGAACATAGATTTGAAATGTTACGCAAGAAGATCAAAAAGCCTGAACGATATACAACTTGGTTGCCGATTCTAAGTTCAGTAGTAGGTAGAGTATTTAATGTACGGCATGATATAAAAAATATTGTAGGTAGAACATTTAACATTAGACATGATATATTAGAGTTTGTAAATAGAATATTTAATATCAGACATGACATACTAATTTTAGTAGGTAGAACGTTCAATATACGACATGATCTATTAGAGTTCGTAAATAGAACATTTAACATTAGACATGATATATTAGAGTTCGTAAATAGAACATTTAATATTAGACATGATATACTAATCTTAGTAGGTAGAATATTTAATCTTAGACATGATATACTAATCCTAGTAGGTAGAACATTTAATCTCCGACATGATATAGCGGAGTTCGTAAATAGAACATTTAATATTAGACATGATATACTAATCTTAGTAGGTAGAACATTTAATCTTAGACATGATATACTAATCCTAGTAGGTAGAACATTTAATATACGACATGATCTATTAGAGTTCGTAAATAGAACATTTAACATTAGACATGATATATTAGAGTTCGTAAATAGAACATTTAATATTAGACACGATATACTAATCTTAGTAGGTAGAACATTTAATATTAGACACGATATACTAATCTTAGTAGGTAGAACATTTAATATACGCCATGATATAGCAGAGTTCGTAAATAGAACATTTAATATTAGACATGATATACTAATTTTAGTAGGTAGAACATTTAACATTAGACATGATATATCAGAGTTCGTAAATAGAACATTTAATATACGTCATGATATAAAACAGCTTGTAAACAGAACATTTAATATACGTCATGATATAAAAATTATAGTAAATCGGGTGTTTAATCTCAGACACGATGTAGCAGAAGCAATATGGAGAATCACAGGAATAACATATTTGGGAGAAGGAATAGGTACAGTATTAGGTTCTGTTGTTTGTAGACTTCATAAGGACAACCTAGATAACACAAGCACTTTTATAGCAGAGGTTATTAGTAATGCCATAACAGGAGTGTATGAATTTTTGGGACTAACTGATGATGATCCACAATACTATGTAACAGGATGGAAGGATGATGATCCACATTCCTATGATATAACAGACCATGTATTAAAGCCGGTGCCATAAAATGACTGAAATAACCAATCTTCACCTTTTCACATTTCTTGATAGACTTGATGCAATTAGGGAAAACTTACATCTTAGAACATTAACAGATAGGGAAGTACAGGAAATCGTAGAAAGGTTCCAGACAACAACTTCGGGAGTATATAATCCGATATATAGTATACCTAAAAGACGAGTAAAAAGATGGCGTAATGTTAAAGAAATTCCATATATTACAAAGGAATTTACTATACTTGAGCAGACTCCCTTAACTGTTAGACATGAAGTTTTCCGTTTAAAGAGAATTTCATTAAAACTTTTAGATGATCTTACATCAAAGAAAATTAATAGTCTAGTCATAAATAAATACATAAATCCATTAAAAAAGAGACATAAATTACAAGTATTACTAAATAATGATAGTGATATTTCACAAACACTAAACATAAATACTAATTTACAATCCACAGATTATACCCCAATCAGTGTGAAAACTTGGATTAAGAATAAAATCTTATCCAAGTTAGGGGTGTTATTTTGGATTAAGAATAAAATCTCATCCGAGTTAGGGGTGTTACTTTGGATTAAAAACCGAGATACTATTCAGGTTACAAGTCGTGCAAACAGCAGATTTTTATACTGTGAAGATATAGGTACAATCAGTGATATAGAAATGATTGAAACATTAGAGGATGTGAGAAGAATAAATGAACTCAGAAACACAGTTAGTTAAAGACATAATTACATTTTTACAACTTCATTATACAGCGTTTCCAGTCAGCGCTGTAATGTATCAATTTCATATAAGTTATGATGAGGCTATGGAAGCCTTAACTATAATAAATGAGTTGAAGGATTAATGGGTGAAGGTAAAAGATTCAGTTGGATTAAGAAAGGATTAGATCAAAAGGATCGTATCCAAGAACGTGATTTAAAGGAACGTGCTGGCAAGGAAAACATACACACTAAAAATTTACGGGAAAGGGTGCAATCTGATGAATATACTAGGATAAACAATTATAGTGAAGGTTACTGTTATGGATGTAGTAAGACTGACAAGATATTAAGTACTCTGGTCTATATGTGTGCTAAATGTATGGAGAGGCGTGGTTCAGAAGGATTAATGTGTATAATAATACAGAAACATAATTGGGAACTCTGTGACGTATGTGCGACTTGGAAATTTGATGAATGTTGGCAAATTAACGCCTCATTCTGTGATAGCTGTATGAAACGGATACGTTTAATCCACAGAAATTATAGAAAGAGTGGTGGTAGAGCAAAGTTAGCACCAGATGAAAGAAGAAAAAGAAAGGTTTTTGGTAAAGATTTTAATAAAATATTAGGTGCTGGAATTACACGGGATCAGACACGGGAGCAGAGCTTCGCTGGGAGATAAGTTTTTTTCTCTCTTTTGCTTCAATTTCTAATTCTAATTTAGCTTCTTTTGTTTTTACTTCTGCCATACTTGGCTCATCCATTGTATCTTCCCAGTGGAATTTGATTTTTTGGGGGTTATAATCAATGATAAAAATAATTGATTCGTTACTGAAATTATAGAACCATTCACCGACAATACTCATTTTTTTACTTGGTAATGCTGAACCATAATAAATACATCTTTTAGCAAATACTGGTTTACGGAATAACCCACCGCCAATTTCAACCATTTTTTTCTTTGGATTATAGTTTATATTCCCCCTGTTTACATGATATGGTTCTTTGTCAAATCTAACTTGATTGGTAGTTCCAACTCCCGGATGGATATGAACATATCTTTTATTCAAATTAACGTTGTTTTGTAAATGTTCCATATTCGTATGAAACCAAAATGAGTGATTTTCGGGAATATCTATGGAATCAATTACGAGTCTACTAACAACAACCCCATTAAACGGGTTATGCTTATTATAAGTGTATATGTTATCATAAACATAAAAGTCCATGACTAACAATGACACTATACCTTTATATAACCCTTTCTTTTATGATAAGCTATGAGTGTAAGAGATACCCTTGGTGGAGCAACCAAAAAGGATATAGCATTAGCTACTATTATAGGCATATTTGTCTTAATAGGCGTAACTGTAGCTGTTAGTGCATGGTCATGGTCCAGTATTCACCCAAACACATTTCGATAGATTTGTTGATTTGGTTATTTATCTTGGATTTGCTGGTGCTTTATATGTAGGAATCAGAACAGCTAGAAAAGCATCTACCCCTGAGTAACCTATAACCCTAATTTTTATATAGTATTAGTATATTCGTTTATATATGACAGAATGGGTGCAATTTCCAAACTTTATTACGAAGGGAATAGAGATTGAAAAAGGAGATCGTAGAATATTTAAAGGGCATATAACTGCTGAGATTATAGACAGACAACAGGAATTTATCTTTGTTTCGGAAGTAATGAAAATAATGAAAACATTTATGGAAGTTAATCCAGTTATATCAGATTTTCATTCAAATAGAATGGTAGGTCAAGTATTAAAATATGAACAATCAGAATATCAAGGGGTAGCCACTGTTTTAATCACTGGTGAAATTTATAAAAAAGACGGTATAACATTATATGATAAGATTTGGGATAAGATTGTAAAAGGAGAATATAGGGGACTGTCAATGGGCGGAGCTTCAAAAGAAAGGGAACCAATAGAAAAAGACGGAAGAATGGCATTAGAGTTAAGGAAGTTAGAATTATATGAAATTGCATTATGTGAAACACCAGCAAACCCATTTGCAATTATAGAATCGGTAAATATATTTGCCAAATCAGTAGGATTAGATCAGGAAATGATTAAGGAAGAAAATGGTAGAGAGTTCATTCAATGTACTACCTTAGCCTGTAAATTTGAAAAAGGAACCAACGTGGACAATGATGTTGATTTAGACAACCATCAATATAGATGTGATGGCACAGGTGATAAATGTGATATATGTGGATTAAGTAAAGCAGAACATGAATTAGAACCATTTAACAAACCAATTAACGGACATGATTGGGCATATTGGGATGAAAAATTAAAAGAAGAGTATCCTGATGAAAAAACCAGATCAAAGGTAATTGGTAGTATGGAAGCAAAAAAGGGTCTTGGAGATGCCACATCACTTGTTGGAAGAAGTGCAGAAACAAGATCAGAGAGTGTCGGGGAATCTACTGGTAGTCCAAAGGAAGTAAATGACTTAATCAATTCAATTAGTGCTGGAAGTAAGGTACATAAAAAAGATTATACTTTAGAAGGAATAGTATCCACTGTTAAAGATCCTGAAAAACAAAAGATAATAATGGAACAAAATATTAAAAATCGTACAAATGTAAATAAAGATTATGCCTCTCAAGGGGGAAGTACAATGAAATTAGATCCTAAAGATCAGAAAAAAAGAATGGAAGATAAAATGAAAGACGGGATTATAGTCTTAGCAAAACATCATCAAGTAGGACTTACTGAGGAACAAGAATATGCGGGAAAGACAAAAAGATTGGGTGAGTTAGCGGGAAAAAGGATAATAACAACAGAGAAAGATATACATGATGAATCTAACAACCCAGCAGAACATAATCAATCAATAGATGAGAAAATGCACACTAGGGCAATAATCCGTGATCCAAAACAGGAATTATCTAAAGTTAGCGAGACTATACCAGAAGATAAACCAAAAAAATGGAAGGAAAGCGTAAACGCATACATAGAACATTTTGGGAATAAGGCTGTTAGAAAAGCATTAGAAGATGCAGATGCTATAGAGTATATGAAAAAATTACTATGTAAGTACAACTAATATAAATCTTTTCGTTTTTATAAATGATATTTATATACTATAAATAGTTCATTTATATAATAACATGACTGACGAAACTAAAACAGACACAACAGAAGAAATTTCTGAAGTAAAAAAATCAGAACAAGTATCTGACCCTTCAGCTCTTTCAATCATAGCTTCCCTTGTTAGAAAACAAGATGAACGAATTGATTCTTTCGAGAAGAGATTTGATTCTATTGAGACTCTAATTAAGGAACAAAATGCAAATCCAGTAGATTCAGGTATAGAGGCTGAAAATAAGCCAAAAACTGAAGATGAAAAGGATGTTGGTGATAAAGTTACCATTGGTAACGCAGTTGCACCAGTACCTTCCGATGCTCAAGCATCCATTATCGCACCAGCTCTTGAAACCAATACCTCTGACAAAGAGGGACTAAAGATGGAAAACAAGGCTGACGAGGATAAAAAAGAGGATGAAAAAGTAGAAGAGAAGAAAGAAGAAGTTGCAAAAACTGACGAAGATGAAAAAGAAGAGAAGAAAGAAGAGAAGGCAGAAGATATAAAGAAATCTGATGATAAAACATACGAAATTGTCAAAACAGTAAGACCTAAAGTTTATCGAGAGGAACCAAGATCATCTCTACCAACAGGCTACCAAGTATTAAAGGCAGCTGCTAACGGGTGGAATGGTGAGACTCAAAGTGCAGAAGAAGCATTGACAATAATGTACCGAAAAGAAGCAGCTGGTGAGTTCGGAAACGGACAACCAACGTTCGAGGGGGTATATTAAAATGTCTAGCTACTTAGGACTGCGTTCCATTGATGAATTGGTGAACTATACTTATAATAGAACACCAGACGAGATTATGAAAGCTGGTTTCAGTACAACTGATCCCGGTGTAGGCGGAAACTATAACCCACTATTCGGTGCTATGGCATGGGCAAACTTTAACCTAGAAGCAAACATATTCGCAGCTTTGCCAAAATATGTTTGGGACTTTTCAGGTTGGCGTATATTCTCAGCTAAAGCAGGATTATACACTCCAACAGCTAACTTAGCTGAATTTGGTGGTACAATCGAAGGTGGAGCAATAGCCCCTGCAATCAAACCTACCGTTGAAGAGGTAACTGTCAAACCAAAGACATTACAGTATGTATTCGAAGCTTCTGAACTTTTGGAACAATTAGTAGATAACAGTAGAGATGATAACTATGGATCTCTTGCTCAACAGAGAGTCTATGCTAGCGACCAATTCAAGGAAAGAGTAAACACTATGCTTACTCGTATTCCCGGAGATGTTGCAGCTACAGATACTTCCGAGCAACTAGACCTAGAATCACTAGACCGTATCGTAGCTTCCTTCGCGGAATATACGTTTGAGGCACATACAACTGTGCTAGATAACTATGATCCTTGGAGATTAGCAAATGGTAACGGAATAGATAGAGCTACTGATAATACTTACGATGCAACAGTAAAATCTCCTTCGGGAACTATAGGAACAGCAGATGTATTAACAGATGCCATCCTTAGACAAACCCTATCAGATGTGAGAATTGCTGGTGGAAAAGAACCAACCGTATTTATTGGTGGACAAGATACCTACGCTGAGGTACAATCAATTTATATGAACGCTTATCGTATCCAAAATACAGCAGACTTGCGAACAGAATTTAGTGTTGGCGTAAACGGTGTTGATACCTTTACTGGCACAGGTGCGGGATTGCATATAGCAACTATATATGGACTTCCATTTATCCCATCAAAGGATACATCTCAATCAGATGAAGGTTCAGTAGACGATCTATTCGTCTTGAACACAAGTGCAGACAAAAATGCTCCAAATAAACCATTGATAGGTATTCAAGTACTCAAACCAATAGTTTACTATGAGGCAGGGAAAAGACAACAGGGCTATCCATTCATTAACGAAGCTTTCAACGATAGGGCTTTGTATAATATGTTAGCAGAAACAACCTGTAGAAATTTCAAGGCACAAGCCAAGATTAGAGACATAGCTTCAGGTATTTAATCAAATTCCCCTTTTTTATTTTTTTTAATTTAGAAAAAAATACCCGTAAGAAGAAGAATTATAAATGTGTATATAATAATCTTTATAAGTGCGGGGAGTAAGATTTGGTATGACCGTAACAATAACAGAAAACGCTAGATACAGACACCTTAATGCTGATAGAAGTCAAGTCATTAAAGTGGGTGGAGTTGGTGTTGAAAAAGAAATTGTTTGCGATATAGCAATAGCAGCTGAAGATCTGTCTGATTCAGTAATTGGAGAATTTGTAGCTGACTTTACTCAAGTTAGTTTAAGAGAGGTTTACGACGGTCAAGTTAGTCAACAAGACGACTTTACAGACCTGTATTTCTTCATAGAACCATCAACATTAGATGCTTCTTTAGTCAGATTTCATGTAGTGCAAATTGCTGATGGAACTGACCAAAATTCGGCTTCATATACCGCAAATCTAACAGTAGTAGCCCGTGGCGTATAGGATAAATCTTATATACTACTTCCCTTTTTTATATATCAATGGCTCAAGTTAATCTGGGTGGCAGTATTGCCCCTGCAAGAGATTTTGAAATATATAACCAAGATGAGGATTTTACTACAAGCACAGCATATCAGGTATGTTTAAGAATTGATGCCTTAAATATCAGGGAAAGTGCAATTTTGCTTAAAAATGATGATGGAGCTATAGATATGGATTATAAGATTTTTGCAAGTGCTAAAAAGGCTATAAATTTAGCAACTGCTGATCCTGAAGTTGATGATGAGTGGATAAATCTTCTAAGTCCAGCTGCTTATGTTCATACCACTTCGAAAGCCTTGGATGCTAATTTAAGGGTATTTGAGACATTTTCAAACCCTTGGAGATGGGTACTTGTTATGATTAAGGCTGATAGTAGCTCACCTACGTTAAAGATTTGGCATAGGGGCGAAAATTAAACCTAAGAAATGATGTAATTTAAATACAATAGTTATTTATATTATTTATGTCACTAGATTCTCATTCAGGTACTCTTGATCGGGGAAAACCAGTAGAAGAATCTGATATAGCTGATGATGCTGTTACAGATGCAAAAATAGCTCCTCACGTTTCTACTAAAATCACGGGACTTCCAACATGGACAGTTGATATTGATGCTGGTGGAAATAATGTTCTTAATGTAGGATTCTTTGAAGATAATTCAGCAACACCAGCAGCCACGGGTGTTGTAAGAATTGGTAATAATCTAATCGGTTTATCTTGGAAAAATAATGCTGGAACTGATGAAATAGAAATTAGTGTAAATACTGCTGATGAGATGGTATTCACTCTTAATGCTACAATCGCTATGGTATTAAGTGAAACAAAATTAAATTTGAATACTATTGATCTTGATAATGTTGGAAGTGTCTTTATAGGAACCCCCACTACTACTGTTGGTAGAATCAACTTTCCAAATGCTCTTACTATCGCTTGGGATAATGTAGCCAAAGATAATGCCTTAGAAATTTCAGCAAACGCTAGTGATGAGTTTGATTTTGAAATAGATGGTGTAACTGAATATACATATAGTGCTACACTAGCTGATTTTAAGGGAAATGATTTAATTGGTATACAAAATATACAACATGATTTATCTACAGCTACATCTGCATTAGACTTTGCTAATGATGAATTACAATCTATATCTATCACAGTTAATACAACATTTACAGGTACAGGATATGCCACTGGTAAGAGTAAGGTATTAAGAATAATAACTGATAGTACATTAAGAACTTTAGATTTTCCTACGGGGTGGATATTTGTAGGTACAAAACCAGCAGATCAAGCTGCATCCAAAACAGGAATATTATCATTAACGTGTTTCGGCACTTTAGAAGCAGATGTTGTAGCTTCCTATGCAGTTGAAGAATAATGACATTACCTAATTTAAAAAATCTAGCTTGGGTTGGTAATGTTGGTAAAAAAGTGTTTGTTCCGAATTTAGTTTGGGAATTAAGAGAACATAAATCGACTTTAACATCATGCGAATATGATTTCTACGAAGAACCCGTCAGTCCTAATAGATTAGTAACGGATTCTATACTTGGGAGCAGACAGGGGAGTGGATATACTTTCCAAGTATTCAATACTACTGATCTAATCGGCAAAGATCTAAAGGTTACTTGGCAAGGAATTAGAAGTGGATCAGGAACAGTAAGGTCTAGATTTGAAGTATATGATGGTTCGTATGATAGAACAAGTCTTGTGGATTTCCCAAACTTTGCTACAAAACTTATCAAAGGAGTCGGTTTGATTGATCAGGTAGAAATTGATAATAACTTTGGAGAACTTACATCAACAATAACTGCTCCTGATTATTCGGGTACTGGTTCTGAGTGTACTATATTTGTAGAAAATTCAGACACCGTCAATGGTGCAGGACTCAGACTATTAATCAAAACAATCGAAATCGTTGGTCTTGCCACATGGACTTTTGATAGTAATCAGACAACTTCTTTCACAGCAACCACGGCAAATCAGAATGAACATGGAACAACCACGGTTACTGCGGTTTAGTCATAAAAAGCCCAAATTCTAGCATAATGTAATTTAAATACAATCAATATTTATATTAATTATGTCACTAGATTCTCATTCAGGCACTCTTGATAAAGGAAAACCAATAGAAGAATCCGATATAGCTGATAATTCTGTTACTGATGCAAAAATAGCTCCTCACGTTTCTACTAAGATTACTGGACTACCAGAATGGTCAGTTGATTTTCAAGCTGGCGGATTTGATTTAAAAGATTTATCCAATTTAGAATTTAGAGAAACGACTGGAGCCCCAGCAGCTAATACTACATGGATTGCTAACTCAGCAGGCACTCTGGTTCTCAATGCAGAAACCACAGAACTCATTTCTTTCAATTTTCAAGGACTTGCAATGTTTTCTATGAGTGAATCAAATTTTTTCATTGGTTCTCGAATCCTACAATTAGGCACAAGTGATA